CTCACTACATGGTTTTTTATCGTCAGGTATATAGCCCATGTGCTGTAGCATGAGTTTGGCTAATTTAGGTGTCATCATTGTATTATTCTCCATGTAATGCTTGTTGTAATTCGCTTAATAATGATAATTCTTTATTAGGTATCGGGCTTCCGTTTTCATCGGTATCAAATAAAATGTCTGCTTTGTCTTCTAAATATTCTATTGCAAGATCAAGTGCTTGAATTAAATCTGCGTTATGAGTTTCAAGAGATTTAATTTTAGCTTTAAGCATTTCTAATTCTTTATCCATTTTTTATCTCCACCATAATTATAATCAAAAAGGGAACCAATCCAAACATAATTATTTCCATGTTAACCCCCTTAGGGGGAGGCTTACGCCTCCACCATTGACTTGATTACTTTTGCGTTAGCTTTGATTGTGACGCTAGTGATCAAAGATGTCTTTGAGCATTTAGCGATCTGTTCGTCGGTCAAAAGCTTTTTAGCTTCTGCGCCGTCAAAAGTTGTACGCTCTGCAAGTTTTACTGTGACTGTGGCAATTGAACCTTCGATGGTTTCCATGCCAGAAGCTACAAACTCTGCCTTGAGTGCATCAAGCTCTTTGGTGAGGGCTGCAATCTCGTCCTTGAGGATGAAGTAGCGGTCAACTGAGTTGTAATTGTTAAGCATTGTCATCTCCATATAATGTCAGCTCGTTGCTGATGTATTAGAATGTATAGGACATTTTGTCCCCTGTCAAATGGTTTTTTTAATTTCTTTGTATGATTCTGGATTATATACGAAGGGATAAGACCAAGAACCGATTAGCTTATTGTCAAGATATACCCCCTCCACATAATCGCTCTCGTCATCGGTTTCTAATTCTTTTGTATGAATACGATCTGCCGCTTCTAATTCGTCAATATTATCGCTGTTAATGCTTTCGTAAATAGATAAGCAGATAGTGCTCCATTCGCAATGATCTCCAAATGTGATAGCAGGGCTGGTCCAACCAAGAGGGTAAAATTTATTAAGACTAAGCATTTTCATCTCCATATAATTTGGCAAATCAATGCCATAAGTGTTTTTATATAGGACATAGTGTCCTAATGCAAGTGGTATTTTATCATTTGTTGATAATTTTTTTTTGTTTTATTATTCAATATGTTATATAATTATTGAAGAAAAGGAATATTAAATGCGTATATTAATTGCTTGTGAATATTCTGGTACAGTTCGAGATGCTTTCAGAGCTTTGGGTCATGACGCAATTTCATGCGATATTTTGCCTACTGATGCACCTGGTCCACACTATCAAGGTGATGTTAGAGATATTATTAATGACAATTGGGATATGTTAATTGCTCACCCTCCTTGCACATATATGACAAATAGCGGCGTATGCCATTTATATAAAGATCCAAGTCGATGGGAAAAATTAGATCAAGCTGCTAATTTCTTTAAACTTTTTTTAAATTCACCAATTCTCAAAAAGGCTATAGAAAATCCAATAATGCACAAGTATGCTTTGGAAAGAATAGGTGGAATTAAGCAAAGTCAAGTTATTCAACCATGGATGTTTGGGCATTTGGAACAAAAAGCAACGTGTTTGTGGTTGACAGGTTTGCCGCTTTTAAGGCCAACAAATAATGTGAAAGAAGAAATGATGCGGCTTCCGATCAAAGAACGGCAGAGGTTGCATTATTTACCACCATCTCCTAATCGGTGGAGATTACGCAGCAAAACCTACGATGGAATAGCCAAAGCAATGGCTAATCAATGGGGGTAAAGATATGGTTGACAAATCGGATACACTTATAGAAGAAATAGCATTGACCCTTTGCGGATATTCGCTGGAATGGGAAGATAGCTCGAGATGTGATAGGGCTTGCATATTCTGCTCAGGGCAAGCTGAAGCAGTTTTAGATAGGATAAATAGATATGAGACTAAAGACAGACAAGCATCTACTGAGCCTGATAATGATGGCGGCGTCGGGAGTGGCGTTCATCTGGGGTGGTATAGCTCTCGTTATAAATCCCCGTATTGATGGAACTGTATTAATCCTTTGTGCAATATATTGCATTTGCTTGGCAATATGGAGCGATTTGAATTAAATAGGTAATATTATGGTTGGCTTTAGATCAAAAAGGCTAATGTCTATAAGCAGGTCAGATAATATGCCTGAAATAAGCTGGTATAAATATGTGCAGCATAACAATATACAAAAATACCTAGAATTAAATTGGTCGGTAATTAGTGAATTACCCTGTCATCATGGTATTTACTGCGTATTAATGCTGTATAATGGCGTGGGTGAACCAATACTTCCGATTTAAATGTAATTACAGAGGAATTAAATATAATGCCAAGCTCAGATAAAACTGTTGGGTCTATAAAAGAAAAATGGCCTGCTGACAAAGTAGAACGAGTTTCCATTGATAAACTAATACCTTACGCAAGGAACGCACGAACCCATAGCGATGCTCAGGTGGCTCAGATTGCGGCGTCTATCAAGGAATGGGGTTGGACATCGCCTGTGCTGGTTGACGAGACGGGGCAGATCATTGCTGGGCATGGGCGTGTGATGGCTGCTCGTCAGCTTGGTCTAAAGGAAGTGCCTGTAATGACGGCGACTGGCTGGACTGAGGCGCAAAAGAAGGCTTACGTTTTGGCGGATAACCAGCTGGCTATGAACGCTGGCTGGGATAATGACCTGCTTTCGGTTGAGCTTAAAGATTTGGCAGGTATGGACTTCAACCTTGACCTTATTGGCTTTGACGGCAAGGTGCTTGAGGGATTGCTGGCTGATAAGACCGAGGGATTGACCGACCCAGACGAAGTGCCTGAAGCTCCTGAAAACCCCGTTTCTGAGTTGGGCGATTTATGGGTTCTGGGGAAGCATCGTATTATATGTGGTTCGTCCACAGAGGCTCATGTTGTTGAAAAGCTCCTTGGCCCCGTAAAGCCTCATTTGATGGTTACTGACCCGCCTTATGGTGTGGAATATGATGCTGACTGGCGTAATAATGCACTTAGAGCAGATGGTAAAAAAATTGGCGGTCGAGCAGTTGGGAAAGTTCTTAATGACGATAAAGCTGACTGGCGTGATGCTTGGGCTTTGTTTCCCGGTGATGTGGCTTATGTTTGGCACGCTGGTAATATGGCTCACGTTGTAGCTGATAGTTTATTAGCTTGTGACTTTGGCATAAGGTCGCAGATTATTTGGTCTAAATCTCACTTTGTAATTGGAAGGGGAGATTACCATCCACAGCATGAGCCATGCTGGTATGCTGTAAGAAAGGGTAAAGCGGGGCATTATGATGGTGGTAGGAAACAATCAACCATTTGGCAAATAGATAAGCCTCAAAAGTCTGAAACAGGACATAGCACTCAAAAGCCAGTCGAGTGTATGAAGCGTCCTATTGAGAACAATTCATCGGTTGGACAAGCTGTTTATGAGCCCTTTAGCGGCTCTGGCACGACAATAATTGCGGCGGAGATGACAAGCCGTAGTTGTTATGCTATAGAATTATCTCCAGCTTATGTGGATGTTGCTATTAAAAGATGGCAAGACTTCACAGGGCAGGAAGCCATTCTAGATGGTGATGGCAGAACATTTAATGAGATGAAAAATGAACGACACGTTAAAGAGGGGTAAAAGAGGCCCAGCTCCATTCCAGCCAACCGAGCAACAGCGAAAGCAAGTTCGGATGATGGCAGGTATGGGCATCCAGCAGGTTAATATTGGTAAGATCATCGGTATCTCTGACGAGACGCTGCGGAAGCATTTTAGGGATGAATTGGATACTGGAACGGACATGGCTAACATGGCTGTTGCTTCTAACCTTTATAGTATAGCCACTAGCAATAAGCCAGGCGCTGTACCTGCTGCTATATTTTGGATGAAGACCAGAGGCCGTTGGTCTGAGACTAATAAGACCGAGTTAAGCGGTCCCAATGGTGGGCCTCTTGAGGGGACATTTAAGGTTGACGTTAAGAAGTTTGATGCTGATCAACGTGCCATGCTTAAAGAACTAATTATGTCGGCTAAGGTTGGGGCAGGAAATGAAGATGACGATGAAGAAGAATGATGCCGTATTCCTGTCAAAGGCCAGCTATCATACGTTTGGCTGGCTCAAGCGTCCAGAGTATGACAGCGATGCTGGCTATGCCTATGAAATGCCCAACGGCGACCTGTTATTTACAGATGACCCACGCCACCAATATGGACTGACACTAGAAATTTGGATGGATAAGGCAAACGGGGAGAAGTTCTGCACCCTGCCAAAGAAACGGCAAATCAACGATGCTAGACCTTGACAGCTACATAAAGACGCTGATTACGGAATACCCCGATCAAACTTTGCAGGAAATCGAAAAGGAAGACTGTGAAGAAAGCCTCTATGAGTTTCTGACTAAGGCGTGGAAGTATATCGACAGTTCTCCATTCGTGGATGGGAATTGCATTGAGGCGGTTGCCGAGCATCTGATGGCTGTGACTGATGGTCAGATTAAGAAGCTAGTCATCAACATTCCCCCACGCTGTGCTAAGTCCAGCTTAACAAGTGTGGCATGGCCTGCATGGACATGGGCGCAAAGCCAATTGTCTGATACATCGGGTCCAGGCGTTCAATTCCTAACGGCATCGTTTGCGCAACAATTGAGCTTGCGTGATAATTTGAAGATGCGGCGATTGATTACCAGCGAATGGTATCAGAAGCATTGGGGTGATCGCTTTCAGCTTATGCCTGACCAAGCAGCTAAAGGCAGGTTCGATAACAACAAGAAGGGGTCGAGGCTGGCAACGTCTGTGGGTTCGGCTCTTACGGGTGAAGGCGGTAATATTATTATCGTTGACGATCCTAATGCAGCACAGGAAGCTTATTCTGATGCTACGATTGAAAGCACAATTGAATGGTGGACAGGCGCCTTATCAACCCGCCTTAACAATGCCAAGACTGGTGCTTATGTCGTTATTCAGCAAAGACTGTCGGAACGTGATCTGACGGGTTATTTGATGAGTAAGAACTTTGAAGAATGGACGCATCTGTGCTTGCCGATGCGTTTCAGTCCTTCCCGAAGCTATACAACTAGTATTGGTTGGTCAGACTGGAGAACTCAAGAGGGTGAGTTGCTCTGGCCTGAACGCTTCGGGGAGGAAGAAGTTAAGAACCTTGAGACTAACCTCGGCCCATTTGCTGCCGCTGGTCAGTTGCAGCAGTTACCCGTTCCAAAGGGCGGCGGTATCATTGACAGCGATTGGTGGAAGTTATGGGAAGCATCAGAATACCCTCCGTTTTCTTATATTGTGGCAGCCTTGGATACGGCATATACGGAAAAGGAAGAAAATGACTTCTCGGCAATGTCTATCTGGGGCGTCTTTGAGCATGACATCACAGCCAAATCATCTCGTATTATTGGCGAAGATGGTAGGACAATGCAGGTCGAGCGTAGCTATGGTCAGATGTCGCCACGAGTTATGCTAATCGGCGCATGGCAAGCTCGGTTGCAGTTCCACGATTTAGTAGAGAAAGTACAAAAGACAGCCAAGCAATTTAATATAGATAAACTGCTTATTGAGGCTAAAGCAGCAGGTATAAGCGTGTCGCAGGAGCTGCGGCGTGTCTATGGAGCGGAGGAGTTTGCCGTCCAGCTCGTAGATTACAAGGGTAAGGGCAAAGATAAGGTAAGCCGCCTATATGCCGTCCAGCATCTATTTGCGGAGGGGCTGGTATTTGCACCTGAGATGTCTTGGAGCACTGAGGTAATTGAGCAAGTCGCATCCTTCCCCAAGGGCGCACATGATGATTTGGTCGATACAGTCAGTATTGCTATGAGCCACATTAGACAAACTGGGCTATTGCAAAGGCCAACTGAACTTGCTGAAGAATTAGAAGCTAGTAAGAAAAATTGGGGCAAACCGCCAGTTCCGCTTTACCCAGTCTGATATTTAGTCTATATTATATTGACAGTATATTTTTAAGGAGATTAGTATGTTTCGCACTGCTGCAAATCAACAGATATGGAATGATTATAGAGATATACAGAACAAACTTGATGAGTTGTTTTATCAATCCTATCCACGAAAAGATTATGAGAACATTGTTCGTGCATTGTTTAAATGCGCTGAATTGTTTGAAAATATTCTAAATGATTTGAATACTGACGGCATTACTTCTGAAAGGCAGGAGGAAATACGACTGTATCTTAGCATCATCAATGGGCATATCAGAGAAGATAAAGATTATAATGTTCATATTATAAATCAGGAAAATACAGATGATTGATTTAGAA